CCCCTCTCCATTTGCCGTACACAACAGAGTGCTCATGCGGATCTGGATATTATAGACCAAAGTCAGATCACGTCTGTGCTTGTTCTCATATACAATCTGCCCATTATGGATGTATCCGTCAACATGCAATGGAACATGCCGAATGTCCATTGTGTCATACTAAGATGACTCTTCCTGTCAATAAACTTTTAGAAGATTGTAACAATGCTTCTGTTACTGGAAATTCCTATGGAAATATACGAGAAGCAGTTCTTAAAATGAACAGAGAAACAACCGTTATGCCTGGAGATTCTCAGATGATTTGCAACGCATATCTCCAGCTTATTCGTGATTTGGAATTAGGACAGCATATTATAGATGCACCCAATCTGCGTGATTACAATACTATAAAAATGGGAATTCCCAAAGGGGCTAAAGGAGGATATCGCTGGACAAATCCGCGTGAAGTTCCCAAAGGATGTGAAAAATATTTTACTAATACTCCGAAGAAAGGTCAAGTTTACGATGTTACTGTTTTAGAAATTCTTGCCCTTGTTGCTGACCTGGAAAAAGCTTTTGATTTGTACGAGACCAATGATCCTGAATATTTAATGCGGCATGCCAGTCTTCTAATCTATCAAATTGCCTTTAAAGTTGAAGTCTTGATGCAAATAGATAAACAACGTATTTTCTTTATTCCCCCCATCAAGAAGTTTATCCTTGAAAAGATAATCTTTTGCACTATGAAAAGATTGTACAATCTTCGAGGAGTTATGATTGGATTCAAATGGGCGCATGCTGGTGCTTCTAAACTCTTTAGAGAGTTAGGAGGAACTTTTCCTCATGAAGATCCCACACATTTCTTTTGGGAATGGGATATGAAAAGAATGGATCAATCTATCAAAGCTGCTCAGATCATTATGAATTTTATGATACTACTTTTGGATTATGATGAAAATGCGCCTGGCAGAGAATACGACATTCTTGTGAAACTAGCTGCCTGGTGTACAGACAATAGTGCGTGCACTCGCGTTAAATGGTTTGGCGAAGATACATGGAGAGTGGTTGTTGGCATTCTTTTTAGTGGGGAATACTTAACTAGTATGTCTAATACTCTTGCCACTTACATCGCTTTCCTTACTCATTTATTTTATGTCCGTGACTATATTAAAAAGAATGGCCCGAAAATGTGGCATAACCGACATGAGTGGATTAGAAAACTTGCCGCTCTTGAAAGATATATCCAAATGATTACTGCAAAATTCTTTGGAGATGATGGTATTTGTGGAATTCCTTTATATCTCGCAGATGTCCTCTCTTTAAGCAAAGTTCACCGTGCTAAATCTGGCTTACCTCCCCTTGTTGAAGGATTGCCTCATTTTGATGAAACTTTGACAAATTGTTTTGATATGTCTTTAAAACACGATGATTCTCAGGAGTGTTCGCATTTATACACTACTTGTAATGACAATGATGAAGTTGTCCTTCGTGGCCCAAAAATTCTTAAAAGACATTTCAGACTTGTATTAAGAAGAGACAAGATTCAAGTAGTTTCATTTCGTGAAACGCAGCTTTGGAAAGTTGCAAATCCCGTTACTGATGTCCGAAATCCTATGGTTCACCTTGGTAGAATAATAGGGCATATGATAGATACTCACGGAAACAATGAAACTCAATTTCGTTATCTTGAGCGTATGTTCCATATGACTGTTGAAACTATGGAACTTGAATATACGAATGTTGCGCATTTTCTACGTACTCAAGTGGACAGTGAAGTTAACGGAAATTACAATCCTGGTTCTCACAGGTTTAGTTTCACTGGTATGGCAAAGAAGCAATTCGGTACCTCATTTCATAAAGGCGATCTACATATCTTTTCTACAAAGCCAAGTGTTGAATTTTTACAAACATTGTTCAATGATCCTGATTACTCTTATGTTGAACCTAATAAAAAGACTGCATATAATTGGGTTGAGATGCAAGCACTTGGAATTAGTTAATTATCTTTTCATTTATCTCCCATGTTAGCTCTTTGCACGGGAAAGAGGGAAAAAAAAAAAAC